ACCAGCAAAACAACAAATAAGCGTCTGATCATTGAGCTATGAGATTTAAAATTAATTGATATTACGTTAATCGTCAATTATATTGCCAAACTTTCACTTTCAAGCTCTGTACGGCTTATCAGAGTATGAAAACCTTTGCAGACTATTCCTTACTTAATCCGCATCCATCACGGCCTTGTTCGTATTTGCAATATTCGATACTTAATTATGCAATTATACATTGCATTTCAACTGATCAGCGGTTGAATCCGATTCGCGCATGTAGATTCCGGTCGCGGTTGTGATCGAAATCTGCCATCTACAGGCAAAAAATTAAGCCACTCTTTGAGTGGCTTAATGACAGAACATTGTAATCTGTATAAGAATCGTTATTACCGGGAAGCAATCCCGCTAATATTGAAATAGAAAACGTAATTGGGATTTGTCGATGTCACCCGAATCATACTCCGGTCGACATAACTGCCTGCGGTTAATGTGCATGGCACCATTTCTGAATAACCATGTCCTCCGTCAATCATTTGGACCCACACTGTAGCATTGTTCTCTGACGGTGTAGTTACATTATGAATGTATACATCGATTTGGTCAATGCCGTACTGCCAGGCATTGGGACAATGGAATTGGACGCAGTTTCCCTCGTAGCGATTTCCGTATTCATCGTAAGACACCCCAACAAAAGAAGAAAAAACGAGATCGAGGGTAACTACTTCCAATTGAGTGTCAGAAGATGCCGTTTTAATTTCCGAAACATCACTTGCGTTAACGAACGTAAAAGACAGAAGAGCACAAACAAATAAAAGAATCAGTTTTTTCATAATCGTTAAGTTTTAGGTTATCTATTGCAAGATAATATAACAAAACTTCAAATACAAGTACCTGAGCCATAGTAATTAAAATAAATATTTTTAAAAAATACAATTTAACATTGTATCTAAAGCACAATAAGGTCATACTGCACCCTTACCCCTATATACGGTTGTATGCCTTTCGATGTTAAAGCCGCCCCGGCACTCACGCCGATCCCCCAACCAACTGCTCAACAATGTTGGCGACCAGAACCGTGAACAATACCGTAGAGTATCGGTATCATGAAATCCATCAGGGCTATGCAAGCAAACCACCAGGCGATATTCTACTTTGGCATACAAAGCATTTGAACAAGATGATTTCATATCGAAGCGGGGAGAGTGCGAAGTGTCGTCATGGCGATGTTTTGCATTGAGTACTGTTCTGGAATAAAAAATGGCATATTCTTTGAAAATCGATCGATAACGGCGGGGCCGCCTGTCCGATAATACCAGAATCTATACTATATAAGGCACGCTATTATGAAACGAACTGATACCGATAAGGGAAATCCCCATGCAATCTCGTCGAATTATATCGCTCGGTGGGTCGACCGTAACGTCGAGCAGAGTTCCGTCATTATGGTCGATCGGAAAATCGTTACGGACTGCAGAATCCAAAGTTCACGAAAAAACGACAGGCGGGATATTATCGTATCCGAAGGGAATACGCTCGCCCAAGCGGTCGACTCGGCATTGGCCTGGCCGGAAAGGAGCATCGTGGTGTTATGCAGCCGTGCCGACACCTCTTCGTTCGGCCGGTATTTTTCCATTATCGTCCGGCACCGCCTTCCGATCAAGATCGTGGTTTTGAATTCCCTCTCCGGGGGATTATGGCGGTTGCTGGCTGAAATGGCCGGACGGGAAAAGTGGGAAGCCGACCTGTACGATACCGATTTCGGAGCTTTCGCCCAGGTAATGGGCATGGAGGGGTTCTCTCTGTCCGATCCGGCGAAAGCAGATGAAATGCTCCGACGCATGTTCGAAATGGAAGGACCGGCTTTGCTTGATGTCAAAACCGTTTCCGCAGGTTCGAGTGCCCGAACCGACAGAAAGGAAGCAAACGTTTCCCGATTCACTCCTGCGGCGCTTCCTGCCCGGAAAGTATGGCGGAACCGGCACTTCGACGGAAAACGAATCGGCCGGTGAGAGTGCTCTTCGCACCTTAGTTCTCCCTCTTCTTTCTTCAATTAATATATTTTCCACCGTTTCCCGGTTTCGGGGAACGGTTTTTTATGCAATTCGTCAGGGGAGTGATCCGCCTGGGGTAAAATACAAAATCGGCATTATTTTTCTCAGGTAACTATACGCAGAATCTTCCAGACCACCCATACCACCCAGACCACCCATACCCACCACGGCACAGCCCTTTTCGCTTTTACAATGTCTGATGCCTGATTTTGCAATTCTACATTGCGTTTCGCCCGATCGGCGGTCAAATCGATTCGTGTGCGTTAGTTTCACTCTTTACAGTAAAAAGGTCGGCTTTTGTAAGCCGACCTTTATTGTTTAACATCATCTCAGGGCACGGAATCAAAGAATGGTATCACCGGGAATGGGATCAATCGGAGGCTCTATGCCTCCCCCGCCGCCAGGGCCTGTTCCACCCCCGCCGGAACTGGTCCCTGTGGCGACACCTGTGACATTCAGGTTGACCGAAATATTTGAAGGTACCACTTTTACGCTATTCAAATCCAAATAAGTGTATGAAGTGGGGCTAGCCGGAATCGGTTCGCCATATTCCGACAGGTCTAAATCGAAATTCATATAGACAGTTTCGTTCGGATTTCCATTAAAATTAACGTTTTTCAATTCAAATGACAATCCTTTGATGCCATATTGTCGGCATTGTACCGGATTAACTGCCGAATAGATAGTATTGCTCCATCCACCTAACCCTAAACGTCCGCCCCATGACGTAGTTATTTCACGGAGACTTTCAAATACGACATACACATCCACCGTGACAGAGGCTGTTGCTTTAGTCTGAATTGCGTTTTGCGCAACGGGGGTTTGTGTCTCTGTAACATTTTTTGTGCAGCCTACCAGGGTGAGTAAGCAAACTGCCAATGAGAGCAAATTCTTCATAATCGTCAGGTTTTAGTTCGCCTTACTAAATTAAGACAACTTTTACAATAACACAAGTATCTGACATACAATTATTAAAATAAATATTTTTAAAAAATACAATTTAATATTTGAATCTAAAACGAAATCAAATTATACTGTACTCCTATCCCAATATAAGGTTGCACGCCTTGCCGCGTTAAAGCTGCCCCGGCACTCACGCCGATCCCCCAGCGTTTCGGCCTGCCGGGAGCCCCGATCCGCTGGATAACGGTTTGTGTAACCGTCCGGGGATAGACTTCGATACTGTTTGCCTGCACATTGTAGCCCTCTACCTCCATACGATAGGTCGAATCGTCGGTAAACAGGTAACGACTGATCGGAATGGGAAGGTGAATAGGTTTCCCGTCTGCTGTATCGTGGATAGTGTCATACCGGACGATATGCACGTATTTCGGTACCGGCACCGTATCTCTGATCGTGTCGAGATGTACGACTGGCGGCAAAGTATCGTACTGTACGATCTTAACCGGGTCGAAATTCTTTGTCCAGCGCCCCAGCAGGAATACGACGACCAATGAAGCAAGTACGATCAGCGTGTTTTTCATGATTAACTTGTTGAATTAGTGCCGACATGGGAATTCACATATCGGGCTATTTTTTGTGCAGGATTTGCCGCCGGTTCCTGCCCGGCGAGTATGAAATGTGAATCCAGCTATATCCCGTCTCATCGATCAACTGGTCGAAATCGAAGCCTCCGCCCGCGATCAGGTCGAATAACTTTTTGTTCTTTGCCTGGCTGCCGACGGTAATATCGGCGGCTTCTCCCCGGACATGCTGGCTGGTGGGTACGCCGCCGACCGCCTTGTTTAATGTCGGGCACCGGTAACCGCTGTTAACCGTGATCGGGCCGCCCCACTTTTCGCGGATCGGGTCGAGCAGGTTGTTTACGAGTGTCGAAAGTTTGACTTTCACCCCCGGCGGCGGGGTGTTGTCGATCCCGAGCGCCCGGGCCTTGGCCGAGGCGGTCAGTTCGGGTATGGTAAAGTATTTCATTTTTTGTCGTTGTTATCATTCGTATCTACTTCTTCCGGTTCGATAATATCCGCTTTCTTGGCAAACAACTTGAAGATATTGACCCGCATTCGCTTCCCGCGCGCCTCGAAGTAATTCGCATAGCAGCTGTTAATTTCACAGCCGAAGATCACCAGCAAGATCAGCAGCGGCAGGACGGGGATGCCGAACGGCTCACCGAAGGTCTGCCCGATAACCCCTGCCAATAGAATCCAACACAGGTAATCGGCCATCTTGTTAAGTGTCCGGCGCACGGCCCGCGAGAAGCGGATGGTTTCGCCTCGTTTACGGGCCGCAGCCACACCGAACCTTAAATCGACCAGGATTAGGATCACGGCGGCGAGAAACACCCCGGCCAACGGTAGCATAAATTCGTAAAATTGCGAAAGGACTGTCGCCAGAAAGCCCGAAAGGATGTTTCTTTGTTGCATGGCCGCCTCCTTCCTATCCGATCATCACGATGGCCCACATAACCAGCGCGCCGGCCATCACGGGCACAAAGTCTTTCCAGAACTTCGGCTTCACGTAGTTACCGTTTTTGTCCTTGTACTCCTTACCGGAGGTTTGTTTGATTCCGGCCCACGCAATCGCCACGATCAGCGCAGGAAAGAACGAGAACACGCCCATGTTCAGGATTACTCCGCAGATTGCAGTCACCACCATCCCGATGATGATCTGCCAAAGGTTTGATTTTGTCATAAGTTTTGAAAGATTGATGATTATCTGGTATAAGCGGCCCATATATCATATACAAATACTCCGCTCGTTGTACTATAAATTTTGAGTGTAACAGTCCCATCTTCAACATTGAAATCCAATCTGGAATTCATAATAGGGGCTCCACTGTCGGCCCATCTTTGCGATCCTAAAACTGTGAAAGTATTTGTAATGTCTCCGGACAAATAAAATGCACCCCCCTGCATAGTTAATTGAGACATATTGACTGAGGCAAGAGTTTTTGAGGTAGTTTTACCCGAAACAACAGCACCGGTAGAAGTGTCTCCCGCCCATCTTTGTGCATAAACCTGTTTTCCATTGTACGTCCATCCTGAAATCGCAACCTCTCCGGAGGCAGGAATATTCAATCCACCGCCTGAAAGTCCATCCAGCTTGGTTTTATCCGCCGCCGACATCAACCCTGCTTGGGAAGTGGTCGCATTGCCGAGATTGCCGGAGTGGTACATTTTAACGGAGTCGCCCCACACACCATTAAACATGTTGCGAATCCGGATGTCGTTGATGTTGTTTCCCGTAAAGAATTCAACCATATAATCCTTCTTGCCCCATTTGAGGAAAGGCCCGCTAAAGGATGATCCTGTTTCCGTAATGGTATAACCATTGCCTACGACATTATCACTGTCGTTAACATTGTAAAGGTTGTTAAATTTGCTGTCTGGATTGAATTCAAACTGAGTCCAAACTCTCTTCCAATCGCTCCATTCTCCACCATGTTTATACCTGTAAAACATGCTACCATAATACTCGAAATAGAGCTGGTGAGCAGCATTAGTATCCCAATTTGTATGGATAATATGGGAACCTTGAGAACTACCACTATTAGGGGTATTCGTACAACTAGACAGAAGGCGATATATTCCGGAAGTGCCCACCGTATTTAAATCTCCACCGAACTCACTGTAATTTAACTTGGAGTCCGGATTGAAGTTGTTAGAGTTCCAAACTTTAACCCATGGGCCCCAAACAGTATAACTTTGTCTTAGTCGTATAAAAATAGACGGATTGACATCTCCCGAAGAGTACCCCAATGCCAACTGTGCCCAATTTGCTTCACGCCCGGTTCCTTCGACGACAATGACACTGCCGTAGGAAGTAGGCGCGTTCTGCGTAGTTGTGTCGTAGGTGTAAAAACCGTAAGTCGTGGCGCTATTCAAATCCGAAGCAGCACCCCGGTTTACGATATATTGTTCTGCCAGTTTTGCGGCGATCACGGCTCCGTCGGCGATTTTTGCGGTGGTCACTTTCCCTGCACCTATAGTCGGATTAGGGTAGGTCCCGGTCAGATCACCACCGGCATTGCCACCCGGAGTCAGGGACGTAGGCTTATCCGGCAAGCTCGCAAAGGTGGTTTTATGCGGGTTGCTTCCGTCTTTGATTAACGAGTGATTGTAAGCCGCCTGCGTCCAATCACCACGTCCGGCTGTTTCGGCTGTCGTCCCCAGAGCCAATGAAGGGCTGATCTCTGCATACCCCGTTCCGCTCCAGCGGTACGCCAAATTGGTATCCTCCGTTATGTATATTTTACCGGATTCTCCCGGATTGGGTAGTTGGCTATAAGTCGCTACGTTTATTACATCATCTACATAAGACGGCAGCTGGGAAGAAGGAACCCGACCGCTTTCATCCAGTTCTGCCAGTCCTCCCGGCTGGCCTTTCTCAGCTAAGACTCGATCTCCTTCGGCTTTGGCGTAGTCTCCTTGTGTCTTGGCATATTCCGCCTGAGTATGCGCCTCTGTTGCAGCATCATTAGCAGACGCAGCCGCCTGATTCGCATTGGTGGCGGCCTCATTGGCTGATTGTGCGGCTTGATTGGCATTAGCAGTAGCCTGTTGGGCTTCATTTACAACTCCAATAGCTACGTCTGCGGCATTTTCTGCTTTTTCCGCCGCTGCCGTTGCTCGGGTTGTAGCTGTATTAGCGTTCACAGCTGCCTGATCCGCCTGATTAGCCGACGCAGTTGCGTTGTCCGCCGCTTTTTGAGCTGCTTCCGCTTTAGCATCTGCATTGGCAGCAGAAGTATTCGCATTCTCTGCCGCCTGATTCGCATTGGTGGCGGCCTCATTGGCGGAAGTAGCAGCGTCAGCAATAAACGTCAGTTCCGCCGCCTTACTTGTGTTTTCAGCCGTGGTACCTAGCGTCTTGAGGCCATTTAAATCTTCTGTAACAGGAAGATCACTGATTTTAACCTTTTGAATTTCCATATCGTCTCAAGCTAATTGCATAACCATCTTCTGTTATAACTATCCGACCGTCTTCTGTTGCCAAAAGAACGGGGAATATTAAATCTTCCAACTCCATTGTCAATCGGTCAAATTCTTCCGCAGATATAAATCCGCAATCTGCAACCGGGTAGCGTTGCAAATCCCGAAGGTTGTTTGTCTGCAATTCGACATCATCCGGGATCGTCAATTGTTGACCGGCCACAAGTGTTGGAGTCCATGTATCAATATTGTTGACATCCAGAATCTTCTCTATATTCAGAGGGGAACCGGTTGCATTTACACTGACATCCAAAATCGTTTCGCCTTGCTTTACTATATAATCCATTACCATGAATATTTAGCATTAGCCCCTTCATACGGACTTGTCTCAGCTCCGTTAATCGAAAGTATGCCAACCCCGGCCACTGTACCTGTTACTGTTGTAGTTTCCATAGAGCTTCCCACGGGTACCGATATATCCCATTCACCTTCCTTGCTGACACCATTACCATAATCGCCATGTATGGTAAGTGCGTCTTTTGCGGCTGCCGAAAGTAGCACAATAACATCATTACCCTGATAAGATACAGATACATTAATTGTATCTTTTCCGGGAGCTTCCGCCCCATTTTGTGTAACACTGCACGAACTGGACAATGATTCTCCAGAAACCTCGATTGTCCCCGTGCGCTGAGAAGTGGAAGTATTGGCAGTTGCAGTAAAATTAATTCGAGTGCTTCCCGTGCCAGATTCTATAGAAGCGCTTATCCACGCAGGAAGAGATGAAATACTCCATGATAGTGAAGCGGGGCAATTCACACGCAAAGAGAAACCACCACCGGCGGCGTTGATCGTCATAGATGAAGGCGATAAATTCAAATACTGCTGTGTGCCTTTGGTGTACAATACAAAAAATGAATATTCAATATAATTCGTTTTGCCTCCCCCGATACCGCCTATTGTTGTGTCTAGTTGATAAACATTCAGAATCATGGCTGATGTTTCCGAATAGGTGTACACTATACTCGACAGGATATTTTGAGAATACGCATTAACAGGCAGTCTGCGGGTGTATGTTCTTGAATTATTAGTCTGATTTATGCCGACATATCCAATAGCCCCCAATACGGCATCAATACCCCCTGTCTCAAGGGTTATCACCTGACCACTTGGATATACAAGGCTGGAATCTACCTGCGCTTTGTATTTCTTTCCGTAAACCTGCTTTCCGTTAAATGTCAATCCCTCTATAATTACTTCGGTTTCGGAATCCAAATCCGGATAAGGGTACAATCCGAGTAAGGCAGACAATTGCGACCCCGTTAAATCAGTAGCAGGCCCAGATTGTGTGGAAGCATTCCCTTTGACCGTCTGAGCAGGCATATTCGCCAGTTTAGCGTTCGACACAGCATTAGGCGCGATAGCTGGAGTTGTGATAGCTTCCGGCTGAATCTGCCCCGGAGCAATCCACCCGCTATATTTGGCAACATTCGCCTCTGTAAGTTGCGGGTAGCCCGTATCACTGGCGCTAATTTGCGTGGTGTATTCCGTATATACCGGTGCCGTGCTGCCGGATTTGGTGGGACGGACATCCGTTTGATTGTCGAGAGGGGCCAGATAACTCGACCGGGTAGCCCCTGCTGGAACCGAGCGAATAACTCCATCCATAACCACCA